AGTTGCACAGCACTCTCCCAGTTCTTCTTTTGCTGTTTTTTCTTTCTTCCAATATCCATCTATTAAATCATTTTTCCATTCTTGGTATTCTTCTTCTATCTGTTCGTCTGTAGAACCGTCTTCCAGTTCCACTACATCTTCTTGTATTGCATCTTGGTATCCTATGCTTAGATAAAATCTAACTTTCATTTATCAATTCCTCCATTATTTCCCTTGTTAGGTCTGCTCGCATTTACTTCACTCCTCTCACATAACCGCTTTTAGAAATCCAATAAGTCCTTTAAATGTTCCATATTTTCGATAATAATATTTAATATTATATATAAGTTGACCGTCTTTAGTTTTTTCCATTAATTTATGCATCATGTTTTATTCCTCCACATTTTTCTATTTGAATTATTTGCTAGCTTCTTTTAACCCTTTCTCTACTTCATCTAAATACAACAATATTAATTTCTTACAAAATTCATCTTTACTATTCCCCACAGCTATCTCATTGCCTAAATCAATTGACCTCTGCCAATCCTCATCTGTATTCTTCATATCCTTAATTTTCAAATAGAATCCATTATATACATCATTTGTGATTTTCTTTATTCTTTCATGGTTATTAGACATATTATTTTCCTCTTATAATTCTATAAAATCATCTTTGTAACACTTTTTTCTGTTACCGTAACCCTCAAGGTGGTACCGTCAAACCCTCTATTTTACTGAATTTCAAGGGTCGGTAACACAAGTAACACCTTTTTAAGGATAGAGCCTATATATAAGAGATAAAATATATAACACTTATATTTTTATTAGTCTATTCATAAGGGTCTTATTTTTGGGGTTACTCGTGTTACCGTGTTACCTTTCCTCAAATGGAATTTCAATTTGTGAATCCTCCACACTCATAAATTCTTCTGTAATTCCCTCTATTTCATCATTTAATTTAAGCCAAACACACCTACTATTTGAACCATTTATTTTCTTTTGCTTTGCACTTTTCCCCTGCGAATCCCTTTCTACTAAATCACGCTTTGTAGCCCATGACAAAAATGCTCGCCTTGAAAAATTCCCTTTATCACATATTCGATTAAATGCATTATTTAATATGTAAACACATCCATTATCTATTAGGCCCCACACTTCTCCTTTGTAATCTCCAAATTTATCTGGCTTAAATTTGCTAATATTTATAGATACTTCTGATAGAATAAATTCATAAGCCCTTTCATTTTCTGATACTTCACCTTTATTTTTCAGAAGATTTACACAGGTTTCAAAATCCAAATACTCGCCATCTTGGAATATATAATCTGTCGCTATTTTATCTGCCGCTAAAAGCACTGACATTGGCATCGTCTGCTTCTCTTCCTTTTCAACACCTTGTTCTTTCGTCATTGCATTTATCTTGTCTAAAAAATCTTTTTGTATCTGCTTAATTTCCGCAATTCCAATATCTTCTACAACCTTGATAAACTCTTGTCCACCAAAACCATAATTCTGTTTAATCAACTCCACAACTTCATTTCCGTTAGGGAAGATATATCCCTCTTGCATTTCCACGTCTATAATACGGTTTACCGCTCCCCCTTGCATTGTTTCTGTTATTAGAGAGTGCTCTCCATTTGTTAGGATTACATTTTTCCAGACAGTCGGCTTATTGAGTCCTAAATTAGCATTTGCACGGTCTTTTCCTTTACCAGAACACAACATATATACTAACTCTGAAAAATCCCCTCCAAACTTATCTTTTAACTGAGCCATGTCGTCAATCAACATTGGCAGATTATTCAAAAAGTCTAGTCTTAACTCCAATGCAGTCACTGTGCTCTTTGGGTCTGTTATATAGTCATTCCCTCCTGGATATGCCCAAACAGAAGCCGCTAACATTAGAACAACTGTCTTTCCTTTCCCAGTATCTCCCCATAGATTTATCACAAATGGTAATGCATTTAATGGCTCTAGTAATGCACTTGCTAAACTTCCGATAAGATAAATTTTAGGTTCTAGCCTATCAGACTTCCTTATCTGCCTTACAAGTTTGTACCACTCTTCTGAACTTCCTTGCTGATGAATACTTTCATATGCATCTTTAAACTTAGCCTCTCCATCAAAAACAATTTCACTCTCAAATGGCATAAATTGCCCTTGAATCCAACCTAGCTTAGAAGTCGATACTTGCTTACTGATTAATTCGGTGTTATAGTTTTCCACATCTGCCAAGAACTGCACCAAGGCTTTTGCTGTTTCAGAAGTAACTGCAACACCGTAATCGGCTAATCCAACGATTTTATTAGAGGAGGCTATGTTTCCCTTGTCTACTATTATTTCTTTCCATGAATTGCCCCTTTTGAACGCTAATTTAATCTTTTCTTTCCCTGTTTCCGCATTTACTAAACGTTGTATTGGTAATATTGGGTGATAACACGCTAAACGCTCGCCAATCTGTGTTGGTATCGTAATGCCTCTGGCGTCTGCTATCCAACTTCTACAGTAATAATTCGCATACTCTCCACCAAAATTAGTATAGTTATCAAACCCTCCTTGATGCATTGGTGTTTGATTCCCTTTCTCTATTATTGCAACAACCTTTTTATACGCTTTTACCAATGTTTCAAATTTTGTTTTTACTCCCAATTCTTTTGCTCTATCTGTTAGAGATAATAATAGTCTCGCTTTATATATTTCATCTGTTTGTTCAAACGCTTCATTTATAACTTCATCAGATAATATGCTTTCTGCATCCAATTCCTTTAATGGAACCACTTTATCACCTCGTTTTCTCGTGCAGATTTTCGTGAATAAAAAGTTGTTTTTCTAACTCGTTAAAACACTCGCACCATGCATTATTTAACGGACTTAATTTGTCCAGCCTTTTTCTATATACACTTATAAGTGTATTATTTAAGCTTATTTCAGCCTTTTTCTTCTCTTGCTTAAGCAGCTCTTGCTCCCTTGCTTTTCTTGCTCTATATACCTTGATTTTAGCGGTTGTTGACCGCTCATATTCTCCACCTAATTCTCTAAATGCCTCTTTAAAGGTTAATCCGTCCATTTCCTGTACAAATGTAAATATATCTCCAGTTTTTCCACAGCCAAAGCAGTAGTAAGAAGAATTATATATCTTCATCGAATTACTTTTTTCTTGATGAAATGGACAGTTAATAAACCCTTTTCTATCCATCTGCATTCCATATCTTACTAAAATATCTTGCATAGAATACATTAATTTTATATCATTACTCGTCAACCAACTCACCACCCAATAATTCTATAATCCTTTTACCCGTTTCCTCTTTAGTACAAAACTCAAATCTAATATTATATCTATCTCTCATAGTACAAAGAGATTTGTATAGCTGTTCTCCATCTACCGCTTTTTCACTTCTAACAGTTTTTACTCTCTTTCCATCGACAGTTTTCCACTGCGCTTCATGCTTTCTTGGATTTTTCCAGAAGTAAACATCTTCTATACTTTCTATACCTTCACCATGCTCTACAAGAATGATTAGCTGTATGCCTACATTTATCGCTTTTACAAGTTCTTCTTTAAATCGCTTATGTTGTTGACAAACATTCCCACACAACTCCCCTAAATCTTGCTTTCTATCAATTACCAGCCGGGCATCATCTAAAGACATATAATCCCCAACATATAATTTTGATGTAAAATAGTTTATACCTTGTTTGGAAAATTCCTTTTTAATCTCTTTGACTGCATGAATTTTTTCCCTCGAATCAATTTGTATTTCCATACATTCCTCTTAATTAAAGGGCAGTTCTTCATCAATACTATCTGGTATGCTTATAAATCCATCTGAATCTGGTCGAGGTGTAATATTTATTCCTTGAGGTAATAACTTGTCCTCTGGAATCTCAACACTTTGTATGTCCTCTACACTCCTAAACCATCTTAGCTTATTCTTCATGTTTACTTCGCCATTATATTCTTCTTGAACCTTACCGAATACGCCACCAATAAATTTATCTTTGAAACAACTGGCAAATTTATCTCCCCATACAACTGTAAAACCTGCGTTAGAACGCTCCACCGAAGTCGTAAATGTTTTAAGTTGTTTACTGCAATTTCCGTCCTTATCCTCTGTTAAAATATATGTAGTGCCATTGTTCGGCCACTTTTTTTCCGGTCTAATATCATTCTTGAATAAATCTGCAAAATAACGAGGCTGTTTATCAGTATTTGCTGTATCAAATGATATTTTTATCATCGGGCGACCCGTTTTTGATGTCATTTCCTCTACTTGTTTGATTACTAGAATATGTCCCCCTAATTCAATCGGTGTAAAATCCCCACTTGCTTGTACATTGTCATAATTATTTGGTTTGTTCATTTTTCTTTTCCTCACTTTCATTATTCTCTATTTCGTAATATTCTCTAATTGTTTTATCAACGACTATTAAATCATTATTAATTGTTAAATCTGTAAACATATCTATTGGTGATTTGCTAACGGCTCCACCACTTGATTGGGTAACAAATAAATGTTTTCCACCCTCTTCTATGCAACGAAGAACTATTGTAAACATTCCTTCAATACACACCTTTTCATCTAACAACTTTCCTATTGTTTTTGGCTTAATATCGCCATTTTCATGTGCTTCTTCGTGCATAATTATGTACACAATTTTATCTTCTGGAACCTTATTAATAATAAATTGTGTTAAATTCCAGAAGTAATCACCTATTTCATTGTATAGTGCAAAAACTCCATTGCCTGCACCTGTACTGCTATGTTTTCTCATAAAATGGTTTGTAATCAGATACCCCGCATCATCTAGTACGATTGATTTTGCTTTGGATACTAAAAGACACTTCATTACTTCTTGATAATCATCTGTTCTCCATCCATCTATTTTCCCTTTGAATGGAAGGGGTTTATTTAGCACTCTGATGAGATTAAAACTATTTCCTATACAATTCCTCATGCTCGTACTTTTTCCTGTTCCAGATTTCCCTATAATTAATACTGGTATTGCG